TAGCTGTCCCGCTTACCGGGAAGAGTGCCGCTGTACCAGTTACGCAGTTTGCGCCTGTTCCGGTCTGAATCGCGAAGGTTCCCGATGTCGCTGTGGTCGTCTGCACCATTATGTCAGTGATGTAGAGAACCAAATTCGCCCCCGGTGCCGCTTGGCATTGCGTGAGCGTCGCCGCTAGGGCATTCAGTCCACAGGTCCAGAAAGAATCCGAACCGTAGCGCTTGTACTGCCCGGAGGTCTGCTGCTGTCCGTCGGCTGACAGACTTAGGCAGAGAAGAATTAACAGGGGCGTAAAGAATTTCGCAGGGTATAAAGTTTTTAGCACCATTGTCCGACCTCACTGCACTCCGGAGACCTGGAGGTTCAGCGCTGAGGCCGTTCCCGCAATCGCCGTGATGCCGCTGGCAAAACTAACCCCTCCGAGGGGAAAAGTCACGTTGCTGTTCGCGGGAATACTAAAATCCGCATTTCCTCCAACCCAGATGATCGGCGTGCCGGTTTTATCCTGAAGTCGGAAAGTGACTGCGGAGTTCGTGATGTTGTTCACGTAGACGAGCGTCACGCAGGTCGTTGTCGACGTCACCGAAGTGCCGGCTCCGGTAGCTACTCCCACCGTGCTGCTCGTGAAATTCGTGGATTGGGTACAGGAAGATGGGAGAGACCGCGTGTAACCGACATTCGCGGTCCCGCTGGCGAGTGCTGGCAGGGATGTCACCGCAGTGGTCGAGCCAGAGTCCGCGATCACGTGGCCGATGACCGCGGAACTCGCATCGTTGATGACGTGGCCGATGACGGCAGAGCCGGCGACCAAGCCAACCGTACCGCTTGATCCGATGCTGACTAAGTTCGTAGTTCCCGGCGTGGTCTGATCGATGCTCACCTTGCCGATGACGTTCGCACCGGTAGGCAGTGCGGCGTTGATCGTGACACTGGAGCCAGGGCCTCCGGACTGCTGAAGCTGAGATTTCGTCGGCTGTGCAAAAAATATTCCTGCAAGAATAATAAATATTCCCAGCGCAGCCCAATGAGGCAATGAACGCGGCGGATTTCCATATGTACGACTGTAGCCCGGCTGCGGATATCTCATAGGTAACTCCTTAATTATAGAATTCCACGATGGCGATAGTACCGTCCTGGGTGGCCTTTAAGAGAGCCACTGTTTGACCTTTGGTAAAACGAAATCTTTGATAGAGAGCAGGAGAAAGAAATGAAAACCATCCGCCCGGCTGCATCGTGTAACTCGAATTAGGATCATCCGTATTCGTGCATCGCAGCATCGCGCTGCCATCGGAATTCCCGATGATCAAGAAATAAGCGCACGGCATCGGTGCAGTGATGGGTGTCCACGAATCTATGCTCAGGGGGAATTTAGCGATTTGTGATCCAACGGAAATCAACCACTGGCTCCCTGGCGTTTCGGGCCGATGGCTGGACGAAATAAAACTTTCCCGAATCCCGAACCGCCTTGCTGCCCCGATGACTGCGCTGTGCCGCTTCCAGTGCTCGAGACTAAAGTCATTTGCTGCATACCGCCAGGATCAACACCTGTTGGCGTTGTACCTCCGAAGTGCACCGGCTCTCCGGGATGACTACCTGGGTATTGCGAATAGGCCCTGAAAAAGAATTTCTGCGGATTGCCGTTGTCATCTCCACCCGGCAGCGTGATCGGCGGCATCGAGCGACTAGCGCCAAGATGCACGACATGCGGTTGTTTGAAAGACGGGTCAGTGTCGTACTCCACAAAATAATGCAACCCCTTCTGGATTGGGTTGTTATCAGAAACCACCGCGTGCACGAGTCCAGTGCCATTCGTCTTCACAGTGAGCTGCTGGACAGTCGGAGGCTTGGGCAGTGTTCCAGTGGGATCGACGGCAACATGCTGCCCCATGTTGTTGGTAGCTTCCTGAACTTTGCGAAGCGCTTCGCTCAAGTACTGGCCGAATTCAGGAATCTGCCGCAAAAACTCCATCTCTTTTTCTAATGCTAGTGGAATTGTATTTCTCCTTTAATCATTTTTGCCACGCAAAGGACTCCACGCATCTCCACGCATGATCATCACGAGGCGTGAGAGTTCGAATCCGGCGCCAACGGCATTCGTGCTGAAAATCACGAACAAGCGGCTTCCTGCCTCATTGAGCGGCACTTCGATGTCTCCGTTCGTATCGAGCGGCAACGTCAGATTTGGAAGCAGTATATGCGAATACGGGGTATCCAGGGAATTCGGATATACCGTGATGGTCAGCGATCCCTGCCCTCCGATAATCAACGTCATGTAGTCGTAGACGAAGCGCGTCACGCCCATCTGGCGGCCTTCGCCAAGTTCCGAAGTCACGAATCCGGCTGTGGCATAGAGCTGGCTAATGGCAGCGCCGTCATCTTCCAGCAAACCAGCGACCAAGGCGAAGATTTTGCCGTTATGATCGGAATTCCCGAGGAACAGCTCTGACGTAGTATCCGGCCGCTCGATGAATGCGGCGCAAGGCGCTTTGATGGTCCACAGCGACCACTTCCGCACGATGTCGGAGGCGATCAGTTTCCCAGAATAAGACCGATGGATCTGCACGCTGTCCATCAGGGCGCTAGCGGTATTCAATTGCTTGTAGTTCAGCTCAAGGATCATGTTTGGCGTGGTGGGATTATTGTCGGTGAGGAGTCCAGCGGGAAGCCACGTAGGAGTCTCGCCTTCAGAATTCAGCGCTTTCAGCGGTACGCCGACAAGAATTCTGCGATTCTTGATATCGTTCTTGACCCATATCGTATAGCCGTAGGTCCAGTTGATCTGGTCCCAGACGGACTGGATTTCTTCGCTAAGTTTCACTGGCTGGCTACCCTGGAACAGAAATAGCCCGGGAATCCCGGCAATCAGCGCCCATTCTTCGCCGGCGTTGGCTTCGTCAATGGCAAAAGTGACCGCATAGGGGCCCACGGTTCCGACGGACTGTGAAATCACCCGCGGTATCGTCCAATTATTCGGTTCCGTGGAGTTGTTGTCGTTCACTGCCACCATCGATCCAGTCTTGACCATATAGAGCGTTCCAAACTGCACAAACGCGCTCTTCACCGGCTGCTGATTCTGCTGCGTGGCCAGGATCACTCCGGTCAAGCGGTCAAAGGACTCGAAATTGTTCTGATAGCTGCCGATAATTTGCCCGTTAAGATTTGGCAACTCGGTCGGAAAGGGCTCGATGCGGTCAACCAATACCTGCACGCCATTAGGAAGATTCGTCGCATACAGGCGGATTTCTAGATCGTCTGGAACCGGCGCCAAAACCGTACTCAGCATGGTTCCGGTGAATATTTGCATGCTGGTCTGCATGGCGCCGAGGGATATGGTGTAAGTCCCGAGGGCAATCCCTAGTTTCGGGCTGAAGAGATCCCCCACCAGGCTTCCTCCGGAAGTTCCAGTAGGAACCGAGGCCGTCACACGCATGCTGTAGGTAGTCGATGCCTCGATGATGGGAACAAGGAATTCATCCTGGAAAACGTTCTGGGTGATCATGCCGTAGATGGCTTGCGTAATGCCCGATGAATTTTTGATCGAATAGGCGTTTCCGAAAATCGGCGAAGAGATGACGCTGCCACCAGTTCCATATGTCGGATCGACAACCCATCCGGCCGGATATTGCGTGGCCGCGATGATGCCTCCATCGAAAGAATAGTTTAGCAAATTGTGGATTTTGTTCTGCTCTCCGATGGCAAAGAGGCGCTGCGCATATGGCACCAAGGCCACCGAGCTGCCGAGTTCTCCGCACTCGAAAAGATTATTTCCTTCGATATCGATTTCATCGGCCGCCAGGAGTACGCCGTCTGAAAAACTCAAGACTACGTTTGTCGTGAAATTGTCATTGATCCACGTAGAACTGTTGATGACATCGACGCCGTTGCTATTCACCGTCACGGGCACGGGGATGTTGTAGAAGTTTCCGCCGTTTGCCGCCGTGAGATGGATCACACGCGCAATCACGTTTGAAGGTCCGGGCAGAAGATCCCCGATGACGATCCCGGAAGCTCCGGCGATGACATCGAAAGTAAGGATCGGCGAAGGCTGCGTCAGGAAGCCATTGCGCGTCAGGAACGAATAGCACACCTTGCGAATCCCTGCCGCAATGACTCCAATCGTGACGATGGTGCCGCCTGATCTGTCGCCGATGATCTGTAGCGGATCGAACGTAAAAATAGTTCCGAAAATGATTCCTGCTCCGGTTTCCGCGGCACTTGTGACATCCGCATGAGTCACAGCAATTGAGAAAGAACCAGGACTCGTCGAAGTAATCACCGCATTCGCCACATTGAAAATGCCGTTACCGTTCAGCGTGCTGGTTACCGTCACGAATTCACCGACAACTGGATTCGCTCCGGTGATTAGGTTGAATCCATAGGTGGCCACGTTGTTCAGCAGCACCGTCGAGGTAATCTGCATCTGCGCGGCGTTCGGAGTATCGATCACCGTCCATGGGCCATCGTATCCCGCCGGGGGTGCGCCGCCGGTGCCGGCAAGCTGGAACTGGTTTCCGACTTCGAGATTGGGGATTTGCGCAGAAGTCGTCATGGTGGCGAGAGTGACTTGATAAGCAGTTCCCGGTATCCCGCTATTTGGCGTGAACTGAATTCCGCTGGTAGTGGTTGGTCCCGTGACCGTAAAATACCAATGCGGATTGGAGAAATTTCCATTTGGCGGAACCCCCGAACCCACGCCGACGACCGTATATGTTCCATTGATTGGCTGATTCGTGTGACCGTTCAGAAATGGCAGTCCCGTGATTTTTATTCCTTGGCCGACTACGATGTGAGGATCAGCGGCTGCTAATCCAAAATTCACCCGTGAATAAAAGATAGTGATGGTGCTTCCAGGGGACATAGTGCTTGGCCCAGCAGACCACAGCACTGCGCGAAATCCGCTGGTCTCGTTGTCATGCGTCACGGGAGGAAATTGCGTGATGGAAACAACTGTTTCCGAAGCCGATGTCGTCGATGCCGACGGCGGCGCGCCGGGGCCGACTTGCGATAGACGGTCAAAGTTCGGCGGCGTATAGGTATAGGGAATATCCGTGCCATTCTGGAGATTCGAGACGGCGATGAATTCCCGGTCGTCGGCGGTGGCCGATTGCGCGAAGCTATCAGGCTTGATTGCCGAATATACCGCCGTGAGCGTTCCCGGAAGATTGCCAACATCCTCCTGATAGATTGTTCCATCGCTGCCAAGAGCGAGCGTCAGCACTTCGCCGCCGGTTTCAGCAAACGTCTTGAGATAGTTGAAGCTTGGCGCCGGATTCGGCGTCAGCCAAATTTTAAGTTTGACCGCATAAATGCTGAAGGTCGCAAGAGCACTGGCGCTGGCGACGATTTCCACGCCGAAATTTGGATTGTTGACCAGCGCCTGATTCAAAACGAGAGACCATGTTTCTAGCGTGGTTCCAACAGTAACTTGCCCGTCGATGAGAGGCAATTGCGTGGTTAGGATTGTTGCTCCTGAAGATCCATCGGCTTCGAGAAGATTGACACTCAACAGTTCATCGGCGCTGCTTCCGGATTGATGGCCGCTGATTTCTACTTGTGCTCCAAGAACGCTTTGTGTCGATGGAATGTTGAAAGCGAAATTCGTGGCTTTCAGAATTTGCGAATTCCCGGGCGTTGCATTGAGGGCTCCAATACCGGCGATTTCATACGCCTTGATTACGCCAGCGCCAAAAAATGCCGACATCGAAACCGTCACCGTGGTTGTCAATGCAGCGACATTTGGAGCCCAAAATGCCGCGATGCCGCCGGCATTCCCGGAGGTGACTTGCCCTATTTTCGTATACATCCCGCCGCGATTGTCGCTGACGACCGTGCCGGTTGGCGGCGTAGTGGTGGAATTGGTAACGATCAAAACCAAGATGCCGCTTCCAGCGGTGATTGGTAAAACGAAAGCATTTGAAAACGGCCCGGTGCCGAATCCACCGCTGATAATCGAATTGATCTGCAGAGCCGCTGGTGCAAGCCCGGTCGAACTGCCGAAGAAAGCAAGCATCGTTGCCCATTGGTCGCTCAGCGATAGTGTCTGCGTTTCGGAAACTGCAGCGCTATCTGACAGGAATTTAGAGTAGAAAGCGCCGGCAGTGCCGTTCGGATTATCCAGCAATGTCCATCCGCCGGGAACCGGAGCCGCAATCGGCTGCCCACCATCCGCAGTAATGAGAAGCGCGGCTTCGCCAGATTGCGAAGGTGTTCCCGAAGCTGCAGCGCTTGCGCTGTTTCCGGTGTTCGTTACGGCATGATCAAAAGTGGCGCCGACGCCGCTGCCTGCAGTAGCATTGAGCGTAACCGATGAATAGCTCCCTGGGACATTCAGCGTTACGTTCGATGGTGAGGCCCATGGGGCTTCGTTGGGAGCAAACACGCCAGCGATGGACCGCGCAAAGGTGGTCAACTTCTCTACGAAGGAAGCGGTGAAGTGGTACTGATTTTGCTTTCCAGGGCGTTGCAGGTTAGATCCCAAAATGAAATCGCAATTGATGACGAGGGGGCTTGCGCCTAGCGGCAATGTTTCGCTACTTGCCTCTGTGTACAAACCCCCGACCAGCTCGAGTGGCACGGCGACATACGGTGGCTGCTTGGTAATCAAGATTCACCAAAAACCGCTATTTTAAGCGGTTTCCGTTACCAGGAATCCCATTAGGAATCCTGTTAGGCGTTTCGCAATACTGTGGCGCGAAATTCGATTGTATCGTTCACGACTCCCTGCATGTTGGTGGAACTTGGAATTTCCTGCAACGGAGCGGCAGTGGTAAGCGAGCCGTTCGGGGGAATCTGCAAGATCATCATCCGGCCAGTCGACGGGATGCGCTGATAGATGTATCCGCTTCCAGCGGCAGACTGGATTTGCGTGAATTTCACGCCGGAATTTGTGGTCGCTCCGGATTGCGCCAGCAGCACGGAGTCGAATGGGATACCGCCGACAGGATAAGTTCCGTTGGCAGGCGTCACATTGATTTGCCCGTAGATATGGATTCTCTTTTGGGTATTGTCGTACTGCACGTTCGAGATCGTCATCGTACAAAGAGCCATTTCATTCTCCTAAAACTGCCAGCGCATTGCTAAACGCCGCCCCAGAGATTTGTATGCAACCCCTCTCCGGGAAGGGTGTCCTACATCGCCACAAAATCAATGGCGAAATTCTTATGACGCATTCCAGGAGCCTGGCCCTGTCGCGCGCCAATTCGTTCCATCCCATATAAAACTTTGCACGCTAACACTGCTTGCAGCCGGATCGATTCCAGAACTGCCTTTGAAATTCGCCGGCCAAGCAAAGGTCCATCCGCCTGTTCCGTCCTGAGTGATGATGAACGTGATGGTTTCCCCGACCGTGGGATTTGTGACTGTGCTCGAAGTCACATTCCCGGTGAGCGTCATCTTGAAACTCAGCGCCACCGAAGCATCAAAAGTCGGCGTCGCCGAAAATGACGTGGTCACCTGACCGGGGAGATCAGCGGGAACCATGGCGCGCGCGGTGATATTTCCGGATCCACCGCTGGCCGGGCCGACAAGAAAAGCATGCGCGGCCTGGACAGCAAAATTCAGATTCAAAGTGGCTGTGCCTGATGTCGTTACCGGATTGGTGCCGGTGATGCTCGCAGTGAAAAGCGCGCCGGCGCTGACGGCCAGCGTCACGCTCGTTACGGTTCCCGTTCCAGCGGGCATATCTGCAGCGACGAGTGCCCTGAATGTAGGGACTGCAGCTCCTCCGCTACTTGGCCCGGAATAAACGCGATTGGCGCTCTGGGTAGCCTTTGTAATTGCCAGCGTTCCTGAACTGGTGATTGGCGATCCGGAGACGGAAAATTCCGCTGGAACAGTGAGTGCCACGCTGGTGACGGAGCCGCCGCCTTGTGAAACTACTTGCTGGTCAGGGAATACCGTCGTCGGAATCCTGGCAAGGGGATCGTAAAGGACAATCGTATAGGTCCCCGTCAGCGCATACATCGCCCAATTCCCTAGGCCATCTGTCTGCAGTGGAGCCGTGCTTTGAAGGATAGGCACAAGACCGGCTTGATCGGAATAGATTGTCGCCAAGGGTGACGGTGGAATAGTAGTCGTGACAGCTGGCTGGGTGCAGACGTAGATAATCACGCCATCAAGCGCCGGGCCTTGCGCCGAATTGACTGAGCCTTGAAGACGGAACATTAAGAATTCCCTGTCGAGCCCAGACCGGTATTCAACTCATTGTTCGATCCGCCGCCTTGATAGTCCTGCCTAGAATACGTCACCGTCTGACCGCGTCTTATGTACTCGAGCGCCATCTCGTCAATGGCTTCTGCGGCCTCATCCTCGCAACTCTTGATTCCTTCGGCTGATCCACCATTGCGGCGCCCATAATTGGCAGCCATCAGATTGGCGATGGCGTCTTGCGAATCAATGATGTAGATCGGCGTCGTCGCAAAATCAGCAGCTGGCGCATTGATGGGCGGCTGGCCAGACTGATAGCGGATCATGATGTCCTGGGCCTGGAGCGATCCGTTCATCCAGATGGCGTATTGGCGCCATTCCCACATGCCCAGCCAATTATTCTGATAGCCCGACGGCAAGCCTTCTTGCGATTGCGGTATGACCTTGAATGGCAAATTCGATCCGGTGACGCGCTGGCGCACCACATAAACCTGCATGCAGTCGCCCGGAAGATAGGGAGTCGCGGAAGTCGTGGTTCCGTTGTTCGTGCCGGTGAAGCCGATATTTATGAACACTGAAGGATCTGCCTGCACGACTGGCGGAATATTTCCGAGAACGATGCCGTCCTTGATCGGAAAGGTCACGCCTTCATTCCTGAGTTTGCGGAGAATTTTGCGGATAGCGGAATTCAAAAATGGCTTTGTGAATGGCGCGTCGTTCGTGAAGATGCGTCCTTGCGCGCCGGCGATCCCGGTGAACGTGTCCATCACAATAGATCGGACCAGTTGCATCACCTCATCGATGGAAGGAAAAAGCGTTGGTTGAACGTTCGACACGGTTCCTCAATCTTCGACTTGGAGGAGGCTGCGCTTCGCAGAATCGGGGAATACGGCGAGATACGGAGACTCCTCCAAGAAGCTCTTTTTTAAGCGGCGGCCTTCTGTTTCCTCTTTTTCGGCGCTGGCGCTGGCGTTTCCGCTTCGGCAGATCTTGTTTGCATCGCGACTTGCGCCGCTTGTCCAGCATCGACGATTTTCGCGTAACGCTCGGCATCCAAAATGCATCGATCACCGAAATCGTTTTTATGATATGCGATCCCATCGGGTACTAGCATCCCGCAGTTCGGGCACGAGATCATGTGCGTGCTGGCCATATGCCACTTGGCTTGTTTCCCGAGATAGTCCATGGCGAAGTGCATGAGTGGCGTGATGTTCTTCAGATCGTCGGCAGCGCTCAGTTCCTCGCCGCGCTTTATCAGCGCGTTCATGGTTTCTTCCACTTTCTTTTTGAAAATCTTGATTTCCTTTTCGAGTTTCTCTGTCTCGTCGGGCCTCGTAAGCGACCACCAGACACCATAGGCGTTCAGGTTGTTTCCCTGCTGGTCCATGGTGTCCCATTTCTGAATCTGGCTGTTCCAGTTGGTGCCTGGAAAAGCGCTGGGGTTCAGGAGGCTCGTGGCGCACTTCCTGCCGTCGACGTTCTTGTAGTAATACTCCGTGCTCCCCGGTTTCATGTAGGTCTCTTTCACGAACGCCGGAAGAGTCGTGACGGAGAATTTCTCTCCTCGCTCGCATGCGCGAATGATGAAGCCGGGGAAAAGCGGCGGTTGCGAGACGATATTCTCGCGCTCCAGGATGTTGTACACGTAAATCACGTATCCAGCTTCCCGACCGGTGTCCTGCGTTTCAATCGTGGTCTTGCCGTGATTCTGATCGTAAGTCAGCGCTCTCCCTTTAGATTGCGCGAGTCGCTGATCTTGCGCCAGTGTTGCCGTTAGTGGGATTCCCATGGAGTCTTTCTCCTTGTTTCTCGGGAGGTCTTTCCTCCCTAGATTTAGTTCACTATTCGCGGGGCATTTCCTTGTTGCATGCCACGAGAAAACTTTGGCCGTATTCCTCGCTTCGTCATCCGGTCCCATACCTGTTGGATTTGAAACATTTTCCTATCCAAGAGGGATGTACAGATACCTTGCGCACGATAACTGGTAGGTCCCCACCACCGCGGCAGGCTTTCAGCCATATACTCGGCGATGAATTCCGTTGTTTCTTTTTCTTCCGCTGCTTTGACGGCGCCCCTTGCGACCACCTGCTCTTCTTTCGAGAGACGCTGGAAAGCAAGCATCATAGGAATTACTTTGTCGATCAGAAAGTGCGAGAGCGGAAAGTGCGTGATCACCAATTTTCCGTCTACAATCTCTTTCGAGATCAGCGCTTGCAGAATCTCGTAGCGGCCGCGCCACGGATATTCTCCGGTGACGTAGAATCCGTCAGGACTGTCGAACTTTCGCTCGCCGTCCTCGTGCGTTTTTGCCGCCATGTAACTATTCGCGTAATAAATGTTCGGAGAGCCGTACTTCGTCGGTGGTTGCCAGCGCATGATCACCCAGCAAGCCATTCCGTGAGCTTGGTAGCGGTCACGATAGCCGATTCTCTCGTTTCCGTTCTTGTCGCGCCAGAGATTACCCATGCGGATGAATTGCGATTGTCCCCAAACGATTTTAAAAAGCGGCGTACCGAATTCAGATTTCCCGAAAGTTCTGGTCAGGCGGTCTTGAAACTCCGCAGGGCAGCGACGTCGCTCGCCGGTTATGGACATGGCACGGCCCGTGCGTACACTTCCTCTTCGAGAACGAGATGAAGGTTCCTTTCGCCGGTGAGTTCCTCGATGTCTGGAATTTCGAGGGGAAAGTTCGTGTAAATCACGACATCGCCTTTAGATAGTCCAGTGCCATCGGGAGCCGCCACGACGATGCCGCGCTGCGACCTAGCATTGAAGAGCGGAGAACCTTCTCCAGGAACAACCACGCCATCCGCAGTCTTCATCTCTTCCTGAGTGATCTTGCGGATCAAAACCCACTTGTTACGTGGCTCAATTTCCCACTGCGTAGTTTTGGCAAGCGCTACGGCGCTGCCGCCTTCTTTCGCTTTCATCGCTTCCCCCGATTCATGAATCCCAATTCGCCACCATCAGTTTCATTTCGTCAAACGTCAAATTGTTTTTCGAGCGGTTCGCTTTGTAACTTATGACTCTGACGTTTTCTTTCACGTAGCCCCTGGACCCATCGCGCCTGTCAAGCGTCGGGCTGTTGTCCTGCAAAACTCTACCGCTTTGGAACAGAGGAATTCTCAACATCGGACAAAGCGTCGGGATTACGACATCAGTTACATCAATATTGAACGGCAGCCCTTTCTCTCGCGCTCGATGCTTGGCCATTTGCCACATGATGTATTCTGGCGTCCTGGATTTTCCGTGCTTGAAATTGCATTTGCCGCGCACTTCCCTCGAATAGCAACCACAACTAGTACTTCCGCCAGAGGTTAAATTTGCGACCGATGTAGTCACAAGACCTCCGCACTCACAAGAACAAAGCCAATGGTACATCCTGGCTTTGCCAACATATCCTACGAACCACCGTGCGGTTAGCCTTCCAAAAATGCGGCCAGTCAAATCTAAAATCTTTGCCATCGCACTCTCCTCTAAAGAGTGGAAAGGAGGGTGTTAGAGGCACCCTCCAAGCCATTGATGAATCCACCGTTGATCAGACGGTGAAATCTATTTTAACTCGTAACAGAAGGCACGGCAGCACCTGAAATATACAGACCTGCCTTCAGTGAGGAATTGTACAAATTTAAAAACGCGTTGTAAAAAAAGATCGAACTGGTCAGATAGCTTCCCTGACCAACGTAATCGGGAATCGGCATGGTGGTGACGCCGTCTCCGAAATCATAGAGCGATGGCTCGACGGTTTCGACGATGCCCCAAGTCTCGGGACAAATCGCGTCGAGGCGCCCTTGTTTCGCGGTGTAGGCCACATTCAAATCACGCCCGCCAAACTGCGGCGACATGTGCTTCTTGACCATGTCGAGTGCCTTGTCGCCTGGCGGGACGTAGTTCTGCTGCAGCACGTTCGTATAGAGTTGCGTGACGGCCAGCTCCTGATCCGGCCCGCAGACCCATTCGAAGTCCGCTACCGCCTCGTTGTCGGCGCCGAGCCCGCGGCCAATCAGGATCTCAGCCTTGTACGGATCGGTGGTGTTGATGGGAGCATTTGCCTTAGCAATGTTTGGCGTCGAGAGCTGTCCAGGGTAAGTCGAGCGGGACAGATTCAGAATCGTGCCTGTATTCGACGCCACTTGGTAGGTGTACAGTCCCGCAAGCCCGCTGTTCAGCGCTCCTGAAGAGCCCTGAATCATCACGAAGTCTCCGGCAGCCGTGCTGGTTGGCAAAGCAGTCGAGAAAAACACCGTGTCTGCCGCACCGTCGACATAAGACACTGTCGCCGTCGCTGGCGTGATGCGAGCTGTTCCGCCTTCTGTCGGGAAGAACTGAACGACTTGCTGCTCTTGGAATTGGTTTGCCTGGCCACCGAGACCCACGATGCTCGATGGATTTGCGCCGCCCAGCGTGTTGTTGTTGACCGTGGCGGTGGTGGGAATCTGCAGGATAGCTCCTGAACCGTCGCTCAAGAATTGCGCGTCGAGGCCTTGCATGAAGGAGTTGAAGGAGTTCTTCAGCTCTTCAGCGCGCAGGCTGATCAGACTGCGCTTCGGACCACTCGTGGCGATCCTCGCGAGATAGGTAATCTCTGTCCCGGCAAAGAGTCCGATGGGAGAAATATCCCCGGCCACCCAGTTCGAGCCAGTCCCGCGGCCCAAAGCATCACCGTTTCCGGTAGCTTGGAAGATTGCCGCACCAGACTGAATGCGCACAGGAATGCGGAAAGACGGTCGCGAAGTGCCGCCAGCTTGCGTGGTGACGGAAGTCGGGAAGGTTTTGCTCTTCTTTTTGATAAGGTTATAAAAAGTTCTGCCTTTGTACACCAAATCAGGAATGCCTTTTGCAAAATTTTCCAACTCGACGGCCTGGACGGCCGCCTCTTGTAGGGGCGATGCCATACTCGTACCTCTGCATTTAGCTCAACGGTGAAACGAACCCCCGAACGTTCACGTTGGCGATCCGCGCGCAGTCAAGTGCGCAGATTTCCTAGCTCCCCGATATGTTTGGAATGCAGAAGTTGTGGAGATGCTTCCGATATTCGTCCCGCCCCTTGACGCGGCCTCGGAAGAACGGCCCTTGTTTATGAGAGATCAAATCTCCCAATGGCTCCTACAGCTTCAACCAGAGGCTACTCCCAAAGGAATTTAGGATGCAAGGGATTTTTTCTATCCGCCTGCTCCAACCGCTACGGGCACTTCGCTGAAATCGACGTAGAAGTATTTCCCGAGCGCCAGAAAATCCGATGCTGGCGGATTGTCGATTTGCAACTGAATCGTTCCGCTTGGCGTGGCTTTGGCAAAGCGCCGGTCCTCTTCGATCGATTGGTCATACTGCGGGCTGAGCGTCACTTTCACTGACCCGTATTGATTTTTGGCGACCTCTGTTACTTGGAATTTTGCGCGTACCATTTGATTCTCCTTAGTTCTTCAATGTGGATTTTACTACTTTTCCTTAGCCCAGTCCCAGTTCACTTCTTTGCCGTTTTTCAACCAAGCTTTTCCAGCGATCCAATACGTGTCGTTGGTCTTGGCCCAATCGACATCGTCACGATTTGGCTTTCCGCCAGTGTAGTTCACTTTGGCTGCTCCAGTCCCACCACCACCTCCTGCTCCATTTGCCGCAGCTCCTTTACCGACTCCAGCGACCGCGGCTTTCACTTTGGTGCCGCCTTTCATGAAGTTCGGATACATCGCATCGCGAAGCTTCCTGAATTCTTCCGGCAAGAGTTCAGCAAACTTGGCGTGCGTGAAGCGCGCTGCGCGGAGCCGGTCGCCCTTACCAATGATCGCTTTTGCCGCCTTCTGGAAAGGCATGTCCTTCTTCATCAGACTCCAAACGCGATTGTTGAGCGCGTTGATGAATTCGCGGCGGCCGTCCGTTTTTAGATTCAACTGCTTGAAGAACGGCTCGACGATTTTCGCGGTCACGATGTTGTTGGAGCGGTTCACATCGGTGGCAACGCTGTCTTCGAAATCTTGGAATTTCTTGGTTTCGAAATCGGCTTTCTCGCGTTCGAACTTCTCGCGCTCCGGGTCTTTCTTGTTCTTCAGCTCGATTTGCTTCGAGGCCAATCCTTTGGCCTTGTCGAGCCATCCGGCTATTTTTGCGGTGAGATCGTAGGCTTCCTGGCCCTTGCCGTCTTTGATCAATGCGGCGAGTTCTTGAACGGAACTGTACATCTGGGCTTTCTCGAGACGCGCCACCATCGCCGGAAGAATGGCTTTGTCAAATAAGTCCGGAGATTTCTGCGCCAGCAAATCGATGCCGTTGCTGATCGCCAGCACAAATGAATCCGGATTGGCTTCGTGGAGTTGCGTCAAGAGTGCAGGATCGCCTTCGGAGAACTGCTTGATCTCGTTGCGATAGTCATCTACTTCGCCTTGCAGGCCGTCGAGGCCTTCTTGACCGCCGAGAGCTTCGAAAGTGGCTTTGATCTGGCGCGCTTCATTGACGCCGCCGGGAAATTCTTCGTCGTAGGCTTTTCTGCGGAAATGATCGTTGCCCCATTTCTTGGCAAGTTCTGGATGGAGCTTCTTTAGCTCGGCGATGTCCTTGCGGGTCTGCTCGTCCATCTTGGGATCGAGCGGACCCAATCCTGGCTCTTCTTCTGCCGCTCCTTCCCCGCCTTCGCCAACTCCCTCGCCAGCCCCTTCCCCGCCTTCGCCTTCCCCTGCTCCGGTGCCTTCTCCTCCTTCATCGGTACCACCACCAGCCCCTGCGCCTTCGCCAGATCCGGCACCGTCACCAGATCCTGCCCCAGCGCCAGCGCCTTGATCACCAGCGGCACCCGCTCCTGCGTTTTGATCCGCAGCTACTTCAGTTCCAACGCCGCCTAGATTGTCCATCGTCTTTCCTCCCCGATATTAAAGTTTGGGCCGACCGCCTGCGTTTTCAGGAGCACCTGTAGGAAGCGGTGCTGCTGGGGGTTTCGCCACTCCTTCCGCCGCTGCCGGGACCGGTGCAGGTGCACCAGCTCCAGGAGATGGCGTGAGTCCAGCCTTCTGCAGAATTTGATCCGATGCGCCTTTATCAACCATGGCAACATCTTTGTATCCGACGCTGACACTTGGCGGTTTCCCGGCCGGTGCGGCTTGCGCAGCCTTGGCCTGCACGGCCTGGGCGTGCTCGTCATAGTGCAGGCACACGTTCTTGAAGCCGTCTGGATTGCTGCGTTTCGCGCGGCGCCCTTCCTGACCATTGATATATTGCCAGCAAGTAGCGGCTTCTGTGTCGTTATCGTCGGTCTTCTCGTCGATGGGCATCGAACAAACTTCCTGGGGCATGGCAGCAACTTGCTGCTCAGCGGCGGCCAACTCTTGCGGATCGACACCAGCCATCTTCATCTGCTCTATCTTTTGCGTGGCTTCTTCCACCTGCGGATTGGGAACCGGGATGCTCTTCAGTAATATTTCTATCTCGCCGAGTTGCTTGTTGCGCGAAGCCACCTGCGGAATGTAGAGATCGGAAAGGCCCATCATGTTCTGCAGGAATTCGAGATTCGCGGCATTGAAGAAAACTTCCTGCAGCATCGGATTCTTCCCGATGTCGTTGAAGATATTCATGATCGCGTTCTTGCGCTGTGTGTAAGTTTCCGGGAAATTCTCGTCGCTCTCGGCAAACACCATGATGTTAGCTTTGAGATCGTTGATCTCGAGCGCGATGGTTTCCCCGCCAGGGATACGTTCGTTGATGGACTTGTCGCGGCACTTCGCGGCCCAGCGCACTAACTGCTTCATCGAAGTGGCTTCGGCATTCTTCATGGAATGCCACGTCGGCGCTAGTCTGCCTAGAGCGGAATCACGTTGGGTGGCAATTGCAACTCCGCTATCGGCGGTTCCGACATCTCCCCCGGCAAGGGCCGGATACGCTCCCGACAGCAATTCGGCAAGTGGCCCGGAATATTCTTTGATGAAGTCCGCGAGATTGGCCGGCGGATTTACGGCCGGCTCAACGAAGATCAGTTCATTTACCGCAATCCCGGGCTGGCGCCTGAACGATCCGATATCTCCGGGAACGTTGGTTTGCTGGCGGATGGCTTCGACGGCAAAGGCTTTCGAGTCCATCCATTTCTTCGGGATGGTGCGCACGAAAATGTCGTTCATCAAATCCAGCCAATTGTTAAGCCGCTTCTGCAAGGGCATCGTTGACGTGCCCATGGCATTGCGGTTCTGGCCGTCGCCAGAATAGGCTTGCGCGAGTGCCCAGGAATCGTCCATCGATTCGTTGCGCGCAAAACAGAAAGTGTCTCCGGCAAAAACTACATAGCAGCCGTTAGGAAACATCTCGATCAATTCATCGCGCTTATTCTCATCCGTGATGCCCATCAGATATGAAGGGCGCATCCAAGTGCGTTGAATGGTGACATCGGCAGCGATGGAATCGCTCGTCACATAAGTGGACTGCATCCCCAACTTGACGTTCTGGCGCGCGAGACGGGCTATCTCACCCATGGCCGCTTGATTCGTGGCCGCCTTGATGTCATCGGCTACCCACGGGAACATGCCTTTGGCGCGTGTCTCGTCTACTTCGCACTCGTACTGCAGCACGTCCACTTCATCCAAACTATTCGCCATCATCGGCGTCAACTTGATTTCCAGTTTTCCGTGCGCGGTGCGGACCTCTTGCCCTCGTGGCGTGCGCTTGACCGGCTCCGATTCTTCTCCTTCTTCCGATTCTTTCTCTTCATCTGTGGCGGGAGGCGCGCCAGGACTTTCTTGGGCAGTCTCAGCCGATTCCGGAGTTGACGCAGCCGCTGCTCCTTCAACTGGCGTCCCTTCGTTTTCCGGAACCAGGTCGTCTGGCTCGTCATCCTCTTCCCATCCGAAGCGCTGGCCGTCCTTCACGAAACGCGACCAATAGAGATAGCGTCCGTCAGTCCAGAGCAAACGCGATCCGTCTGTTTGAATCTGGATCAAATCGTTGTTGCGCGAGATTACCTTGACAAATTTCTCAGCCGATTCAGCGGACGTGATTTGCGCGTCGGAGTCGGCGCGTTGTGGGCCGAAGCGCACATTCGGCACTGTGCGCGTGAGCGCAGCGATAATCATCTGCGCGCGTGCGGAATAAACATTCGTCGGTAACAGAGCCAAGTCCATCTGCATCGACGGCCCGTAGCCAGTGCTCTCGCCAGGAATAATCCACCCGCCGCCGCGCTGCGGAATAAGGAATTGGAAGCCGCGATAGAAGAGCGCACAGTTGTGCGTCGGGATCATGGACTTACCAGCAAGATAGAGATGATCCGCAGCGTTTACTGAGATGCAGCGCACCATTCGTTCGCCTGCTGGTTTGATTTCCTGAATGTATACTTTGCGCGTGCGTCCGTTCTCTTTAGGAATCTGTTGCTTTGCCAACTTACGCTTCAGGCGAAATGCCGCAAACTGCGGACGAAAGGAAGTCTGCTGGAAATTGTAAGTCTTACCATCGCGCTCTCTGCTGTATGGATAGAACTGATGCTTCACTCCTAGAGACGCTAGTAATTCAGAAACATCTTCGATGAGTCTAAGGTGTTTATCTGGCGACTGGCCCCATCCGCAACCGCCGCTACCATCGGCCCATCCATCCGTATCCATCAACCCTTGAAGCAAAGCTATCCGTTGGGGGATAGAAGCGCGGAGATATACTTTAGGAATGCGCTTGTTTCCGAAAATGCCGAGTTGATGGAGAGTCTTGGAAAGACCGTGAATACGCACTCTCCAAATGTTCTTAACTTCTGAATTTTTACCGCCGTCCTTTTCTGGCTTACTAGTTTCGTATCCAGCCTTTCTAAAGCTAGATACTGATTCACTTAAGTCTTGGATATTCCCACAAATACATCCACCCTTAGAATATCCATCGCCAAGCCAGCAACCGAGCAGGTATGGATCAAGAGGCAATTCGGCGCACATCGTTTGCAGACCAGGAGATAGGTCAATGCTGTGACTTTGCTCTTGAGTCTCGAAAAGTTCTTTGGTTGAACGCTCCTTGGCAGATTTGCCAGCGTAGCGTTCTTTTACGGTTTGTGTGTTCCAAGTGTGGCCTTCTGAGGCGGTTATCGAAGAACCATCATCGAACTTTACATAAAAAGAAGACTCTTTGCTGATTGGCTGGACGGCGAGCACATCTACAATGCGGCCGTTAGAACCGAAAACATAATCGCCTGCTTGCAGGTCACCGATACGCATCCAACCATTGGGCGTTGCGATTGGCGTTTCGACATCTAATTTTTCCCAGGCCTGAATCACTTCTATCAGTCTCGCGGGATAATCGCGCTTCGCCGCCACCTTGCAGCGATCCTTCAGGAGATTTTCTTGTTCTTTGGTAAGTTCCGCGTTGGGTACGGTGGAGAATTCTAATCCTGCGAGGACACCGATTTTATATTTAGGCTCGTCGTGCTCTTGGGTGTCGCGACCTTCTTGCTCGTCGCTGCCCGTATAATTTTGGACCGCTGTCGCCAAGAGAGCCTCTCAGTTATTTACGCGCACTTGCAAAGGCTAAAGCTAGCCTGGCTTTCTTTCCGACTTTTCCTGGCTTGTGCTTGTCGTGCTGCGCTTCTTCCGGAACAGAACGACCGTGGGCGTGAGCGATCCGCGTAAAACTTCCCTCGGTTCCTTTGGACTTCATCTCTTTCTTGACGCCAGACATCCAGCGGTTAGAGGCCATGGGTCACCTTTCTGCTGGCATTCTCCAAACAGGTTGCTGCTTCAGCATCGAATCGCTTCACTGCTTCTACGAGTCTCTCAAGGATATCGGTGCTGTCGATGATGCTCTTCCTTGGTCCTCCAGGGCGATTTTTGCATTTAATCTCGAATCCCAAGAAGAGAGTTCCTTCAAGATTTTGGAGAAATGCAATCGAGGTAGACAGGTAGGTTCCCTGGTCTTTCATGTCAGGGATCGGCATGACTGTAACTGAATCTCCAAAATCGTAGAGTTTCAGATGGGGCGGGATCACTGCGGCAAAAGCACGCTCCTCGCGCTCCTCTTCGGCTACGATTGCCGCACATCTTTCGCAGAGAATATGGCCTGCTACATCAGAAGATAAATTCTGGCCCGGCATCATCGCCAACGGCGACATAGCTGCGGATTTAATTAGGTTGCGTCTGTTCATAGCTCATTCCTTCACGAGATTCGCAAGAGAATTCTTAGGTTCCCACCAATCCGAGCAAAAACTGTCGGCAGGAGCTGGCAAGCGCGTCGAGCCGTTCCACTTGACGAAGTATTTGTTGATGCAGCTTTCTTCATCGCTCCCCAGGAATTTGCAGTTCTTGCACATCGATCCGCCTTTAGGCACGCGCATTCCAGCGCGATGCCCTGGTGGATACGTCGCCTCAGCCATTGGCGGATTTCGCGCTCTCGGGATAGTGCGCTGCGCGATAATTCAAGAGCCGCTCTTCGGCTCCACGGAGCTTCTCATTCAATTCCTCGAAAGTGGCGAAGTGATTGATCACTACCGTGGTCACGAACCATCCGTTGCCCATAGCGATGACATCATTCTCTTTGCCAGGCAATGGCCCGTCGTATGTTGGTCTTTCTGTGCCACGAAGCACGGGGAAAACAGCAGTTTGCGTCAGGTATTCGCCTTTAGCGTTCATCATCGGAACTTCGTTTAGCCCGGTGCCGAAATCGAATAGCGTGAAGTCGTGGCGGTTTGAAGCGTAGTCGTAGAGCAACTGGCTTCTTCGTGCTTCTTCCATTGATTGCCTCATCGGCGTGCCTTTCTGAACTGCTCTGCAATGCGCGATTTCTTCTTCAGCGCTTTGCTGCCCTTGCGCATGTGGCCCATCTTGGGATTGGCGTGGAGTTCACTGTGCATGTTTTCTTTTTGGACTGCAGACAAAGGGGAACCGGATGAAAATAAAAACTTCACTTGATGACGAGTCCAGGGAATAGGTCAACTCCTAACTGAGTCCAGGAATCCCTTTGCTGCCAGTGGTTTCTTCCTCGTACTCTTCGTCCGGGGACTCCGAATCACGTTCTTCCTGTTCCTCGTCCTGCATCCCCATGGCTTTGGCGATGTGAGCATGAGCAGCGTGATGCGTCTTATGTTTGCTGTGATGCGAGGTCTCTTCACCTTCGCCGTGATGACTCGAAATGTGATGCTCGCCGCTCGCCTGGTCGTGGGTGTACTCGATCTTGTGCGCTGGACCGTGAGTATCCACGTGATCTTCGATGGAATGGGAACTTGGCGCGGGATGACTGAGGCCTTCCGGTTTCTTCATCTCTGAAACTGGCGCAGCTTTCTTTGCGCCCATCTCGTCGTGCATAGAGGCCCGACTTGAAGAATGGTGGCGACTTCCATCTTTTGCAAAAACGGCCATGTTGTTTCTCCCTTCTAATTCGAGGCGTTGCTACTTTCAGCTTCTTTCTCGGCTGCGTCAACTGGCTGCGTATAGCGTTGAGCGACTTTCTCTTCCTGTTCTCGCAGCGCTTTTTGAAGTATCCGTTGCCAAGGGGTTCCAGTGTATGTCTCTTGGCTCGGCGCTGGCGGCGCTGATTTATCTGGCTCCAACTGCACGTTCTGCAATGCGGGCGTGAGATAAAGCCGTATTCTCTGCGCTTCCTCTCTTAGCCTAGCGCATTCTTCTATAGCACGGTTGAGTTCCACGACGTGAGCGTTTTTTAAATCTGTGATTTGTTGAGCATGGTCGGCCTTCAACTTCTCGAACTGCTCTTCCAGCCATTCTTCGTGGTGACTACGGAAGAATTTCATTGTCCTAACCTTCGCTGCCAGCTCGGCACGATCTTTGATCCCCCAGGCCCTTTGCGCTCTGCGGCTTGCTGTTCGTTCCAATCACGGTACGCCACAATATGCCGAGTAAATGGATCAGCTATCCCCGCCAGCTTCTCGCGGAGCAATTGTTCCTTAGGTTTATCCGCTGCGTCAAGGAGAACGCCAGCTACCGCGTACCTCATCGAATCGCCGCAGTCATCAATGAGGCTTGCTCCTTTTGGCTTTATTACATCTTCCATGGAGCATTTGTTTCCATCTCCGCGCACCAGTAAGGGAATCGCTTCTGCGCAGTTTTGACATTTCCCTTGGAGCAAAAACCATTCATCCATTTCGAGCATCGAGTACATCTTGGTCCAGCCGGCGATGCGGTCGTTGTTGGAGCGTGTTGGCCGCGGCAGACCAGCGGCAGCCAAGATATCTCCCACTTCGTCGGCGACCGTGCGATTCGATGTTGTGCGATTGAAGCGCTCCCAAGAAAAATGGATTGAATCGATATCCCAGGCATAGCCTGTTTCGATTCCGTTTTCGTCGTGGTTGCGCGGAATAGCGGATATCAGTGCATGAGCTTGCTGCTCGGGGGTTTGTTCTTGAAGCACAAGTTCTTCGAGAGTGACATTCACTACGCGCGGCTTCTCGCCTTCGAATCGCGGCCTCAAGAGCGCTTTCGTCCAGAAAGTGATTACGGAAAAGTGACCAAACCCCCAGTCGTAACCTACCCACACGGGCTGCCAGGGCTCAAACATAAATGCTTCACGCGGCAGAATGTGGCGATTAGGCTCGAAATTGGCGAAGTATTGCCCGCTGACCGTCTCAATGTTTCCCCATCTAATCTTGTCGCGCAAGGGAGATTTCTCAAGCGAGGCGATATACGCTTTGTCCTGGCTGAGGATAGGATTGTCTTCGACTGTCGAGTGAATAAACTGGTAGTCTGCGGGATCGTATTTCTCTGGGTCCATGCCATGCGCCGGCAAATGATCCACCCACAAGCGCTTGATCCAGCCCCAGCCGATGCCCATCGGATTTGTGGCACTGGCCATGCACGGTCGTGAGCCAGGAATTGTGCAGCGGTTGCGCCCTTCCATCGCGTCATAGATCAAGTAGGGAAATTCGCCAAGCTCCTCGAAGCCGATGAAGACAAACTCAGTCGAAAGATATTTGCCGACGTCCTCGACGCGCTCGCAAGCGGCAAAATATAACTTGCTTTGCTTTCCGTTCACTGGAGGGAAGTAAACGATGTGATCGGATTTGTTGAAAGTGCCGCGCTCTTGCGATCCGCGCTCGTAGAGAGATTTCGGGACATCCGCCAAAAATTTATCGATGACGGTGCGTTTTAGGTCCGGAATAGTTTTCCGCAAAATTATGGAGTTCGAGCCGGGATATTCAAGGCAATGAAAAACTGCTTCCATCAAAAGCGCCCTGGACTTGGCCGACCCAAATCCGCCAATTTGTATGCGGTGCTTTGCCGTCATGCAATGAAAAATTTGTTGTTTGGGCCACGGAATGTAAAAGTCGGTGATCTTGAGGACTTGATCTGGACGGTGCTGCTTGAGATTCACTGAAGAAGGTTATCACAAATAAAAGGGGGGCCGACTGCCCTCCCAGGCTCATCAGCCCCAACTGACCCTAGCTTTCCGCAGTGCAGTCTACTTGCCTGTGCGGAAGTTTTCAAGAAGTTCCAAGAAGTGGGTATCGTCTTGGTTCAGATCGCCTAACTCCAGCATTTTCTTCCTGAGCACTCGGCAAGTGTCAATGCGCACTTCAGCTGACCAGCGCCTGTCGTGGAAAATCGAATCGTGGACCCGAAGGATATATAGCCATCTCTCCATGGCGGGCTAGCCTCTGAGACTCGCTGCCCTTATTCTGATTTTAGGTCTATACCTTAGGCGCGCAACAAGCAAGGGTACGTTGGTTCTCAGGGCTTACTCGCCACGTATCTCGGCTCTTGGGCCAACCGCGATGAAATTCACTGCGTTCGGAAGGAGAGTAACCTGTTTGAACTCCAGTACAGGGAATTTCTTGTCGATGTAGTCGATGGCGCGCTCAAGAATCCCTTCAATGTCCGACTCGCTATAGCCGCGCTGCGCCGGAGCCACGAACTGATGGTGCAGGGTCTTGTCGCCCACGATCACCTTGATCGTCACGCGCTTCCAAAGTTTCTTTCCGTCTTTCGCTGGCTTCATGGACGTGGTCGATGCACTTTGCAGCCCCAACTCCTGAAGAACGGATTGCGCTCGACTTTATCGCAGCGCCGGCAAGTCCAGAAACAGTCTGAGCATCCGCAGCCTAATGGGATAACGCTGCTGTCCCACTTGTGCCCCAATTTCCGGCAGAAGAATGCCTGGACGCGCGAAAATAAAGTTTCTCTCCAATCATTCGTCATTGGTTGCCAAACGGCGGTTTGCGCCACTCTTTTCTGTCGGTATATAGCTTGCGCGCTTCAAACTCAATCGTCTCGCGCGACGGGAACCAGCGCAAGAAATCCTGGCGCATCTCAATGGAGTCCATGATGAACTTGAGATTGCGGAAGTCGCAGCCCGCTCGAAGCACTTCGGTTTCCCGATTACGGAGAATGAATTCAAAACGACATGGCTGGAACTCGCGCCGCAACTGTTCGATCCCTTGGCTCCTCATGGCGATCCGAGAGGGATCACTTGATTGGCGTCGGCGTCCTTATCGTTGCGCTCGATACGCGGCCGCAAGAGCCCTTCCTGCAAAATGGCATCGAGTTTCTCTGGCGTTAGCTTGCGGTCGTTCTCGTCAAATACTTTCTTGATCTGCTCGCTGGTCCAGATAATGTCCGGGGTATAGCAGACGATCACTAAGCTGTCAGGGCTGACGAGCGGCTTGCCGTCTTGCACGCGTTCAAGATTCGTGGGCTCTAGGATGAGCACATGCTTGTAATCAACGGTCGTAAAATAAATGATTAGAGCACCGCCTCGAAGATTTCAGATTTGAAGCGTTATTTCTTTTGTGGCACGGCTGGCCTCGGTCTTATCTTGTTTCTGATTCTTTTTTCTCCTCTTTGGTTCCTCGGCGGGCTCCACGGATTTGATCCAGTCGATGAGTTGATCCATGGTCCACTGCTGATCCCACACATTCCACATCTTGGACATCACGTGAAAATCGAATACGTGCGCTATCGCTTCAGTGTAGGAAACATATGAACCGCCGCAAGAGCAAGGACCATTGCAGGACTTCTTTAGCCAGGGCCATTGTTTTTCGGGCTCTTCGATGAAACTAGGCTTTTCAATCTTCACGCCGACGGCTGCGAGCGCCATGCCCAGAGCGCATCCAGATCCTTCACCATCCGTCAAGAACATCGCTTTAGGCTTCAGCAGCACTCGGCCCAGGGCCATTGCTTCACTGAGTTTCATCGTCATCCCTTCCTTTCCTGTGCTTCGCAAATAGAAACTCTTTCAGCGCGACGATCACCAAGACCGAGAAAGCAATGGCGGCAAACATGACCAACGTGTCCAGAACCATTCACGTCCTCAAGAGTTTCTTGAAACAGACTTCGTGAAATGCCGCTTGCAAGGTCTTCTTGCCTTTGCCCTTGAAGAGAATAATGGGCACTTCGTCGCGGCACAAGTCGCAATCTATACAATCTTCGTCGTGTCTCTCCCATCGCGGATCGTCTTCCGCTACTCCAATCGGCTGCGCGCAAAGAGCGCACACGCAATCCGGATCCAGACATCCCGACTGGCCGCAGGACTTCTTCGACCAGCGAATCTCGTGCGCACGTTCGTTGAATTTAAATTGGTTCTCATCGCCAGCTACCATGCCCATTTGGCAGCACCTCAATCAGGGGATTTCTTTACGCTTTTTCTTTTGCTGGCACAGAGTCCGCAGGAACAATTTGGAGCGTGTGCGAGAACACTTGATGGAGTAGCGGGAGTGACGGTTCCGTTCGCTGAATTGACGAAGGCAACGGAGACTCGGTGCACTTCTCCGGTGGCCACACGAGCACGCCGTTTACGAGGAGCAATTCCTCCAGTCCTTCCGGTGTCATGCGCTTCACCCGATTCATCAATCCTCGCGTTGCATTGCGTGCGAATCCATTCTGAGAGCGAGAGCTTCTCGCGCTTCGCAGCGCCCACCCATATCGTATGAACGCTTTCGTCAAGTTTCAATAGTACGGTCTTCACTCAGTCACCTTTCGAGAAGCCTCCTATTTTATTTTTTCTCCAAAGAATTCAGCACGCGCGTCACTTCGTCGTACTCCCCGAGAAGCGCTTCTAAAGTCGCGTGGCCTTGGTGTTCCTCGCTCTTCAGTTCCCCGCATCCAGTGCAGCGGAAGATCACCCAACAGGTATAAAACTTGTTGGAGTTCGTTACCTGAACAGGTCTCCAAGAATGCCGGTGTCGTTTTCTAAATGGCCACATCGTCTAAACTCACGGGAAGCACAGTA